GCAGAAAAACTTGGCATCAACCATTGGTCCAGTACACAATTTAATTCTCCTGATGGAGCCTGGTTTTACAAATACATAGTCCTTGATCAGTTAGCTAGAAGATTACTTTTTAAATCTAATTCAGCTATGGAAGCTGGCAAGAGAGTAGGCGATGCTTTACAAAATCATTACGCAGATATTATTTGGAGATTAAATCCCCAAACAAACAAAATAGTTCCAGTTGAACACAAAAAAATTGATTTAGCCTCTTCAATTGAAGAGCAGATTGAAATTTATAAAGAATATCAGCCGCAAGACGACAAAGATGCTGATAAAAAATTTAAGTACATAGATGAAATTAGAAACATCATTGTAAATGCTAATGATGCTTTAAATCAGCTTGCAGTAACAAATCCAGTTACTTGTGAAAGACAAATATCAATTCCGAATAACAGCTTAGGAGACTTTCCTTTCTCATCATCTCCGCTTCTAAGTGTAGTTGGCAGAATTGATTTTGACTTTGGTAATCATAATGTGCTCGGTAAAACCTTATCAAAAGAGGTAAATCCGACTGGTAATTTACCAGCCTTTCCGCATAAGATTATCGAACTAAAAACCAAGTATTCGAGACTTGGTAAAGTAAAAAAGGATGGTACGAGGAGTTTTCTTGTTTCCTCCTCTCCAGTTACTGCAAGCTTTAATCATTGTGTTCAATGTGCGGTTTATGCTGCTTATTACAATTTTCAAGTTCCAGTCTTTTTAGTTTATTCAACAAATTCTGATTACAAAATATTTGATAGTACAAATTGTCATCATCTAACTGTTGAAGGTATGAAGCGTAATTTAGAAATTATGTTTCGTACTCTTTTAAGAAGAGAAAAGATTTTATCCTTACACCAAGATTTAACTAGAGAAGAAATAATTGAAAAATGCGTTGAGCTGATTGAACCAGCTTTTGATCATGCTTACGCCTGGAGCGATCTGCCGCCAGATCTTCTCTTACAAGCAAAAGAATTATGGAAGGTAGCTTAAATGAATAACTACGACCAACATGATTTCTATCTTCAGCAAAAAGCTGAGAAAGAAAAAAGACAGCATCGAAGATGCTACTTAATAACAACAATCCTAACTGGAGTAATATTATGGCTAATAATAATATAGATAAGCTAGTCCAAGCAGTTAACGAGTTTAAAAAATCGTTAAACGGACACACAATAACTATTCATGGTAAAAATTACAGTACAGTTGCTCATCGTATAGCGATAGCAAGAAGAGTACTTGGTACCTCATTAGATATTGTAACAAAACTAATAAGCATTGATGAAAATAAAGTAGTCATGCAAGCTGATGTTTATGTAGATGATAAACATATCTCTACTGGACACGCAGAAGAAGATCGAAAAGCATCCAGAATAAATCAAACGAGTGCATTAGAAAACGCTGAGACATCAGCTGTTGGAAGAGCTCTTGCATTCTGTGCTTTCATTTCTGATGGAATAGCATCAGCTGAAGAAGTTTCTGCTGCAATAGAGCAGCAAGAAAGCAAGATCCAAAACGCAATCAAGGAATTGAATGCCGTTTCACATAAAGGATCTTACGAGGCGTGGATCTCCAAAAATAAACAGTTCTTGTCAGAGTTAAAGTCAAACAATCCTTTAACTTACAAAAACTTTATGGAGCAATTCACATTAACTAAGAACAATCTGCAAACAAAAGGAGTTATCTAAAATGTCAGATGTTGAAAATAAAAAAGAGCGACCAGATCTTGGAGCCGCTTTTATAGCAACCAATAAAAAGACACCTCAAAGTTACGATTTGTCTGGAACGATAGTTGTTGAAAACACCAAATATCGTTTTGGTGCGTACAAACAAAAAGCTAGTGGTAAAGGCAGAATGCCTGAAGGCACAGAGTTTTATACTTTCTTTAGAGTAGAAAAACTTGAGGACACTGGTTTTAATCCTAGTGAGTTGGAGGCTTAAATATGGATCCTTCTAAATTCAAGAGTGTCGCAATAAATATCAAAACATATCAAATGCTTGAGAACTTATCTCAAAAGAAATTTGAAATTCCAATCTCTATGAGCAAGACAGTGGAGTTTTATATTCAAAAAGCATTTGAAGATTTTACTGCAAATGGCAAAAAAAAATCTTAACATAAGATTATCTGAATTAGAAAAATCCAGGCAAGAGGATTACGGATCATTCGATGGCAATATGAAAAGAATTGCTACTGCTTGGTCCGTACTTTTGCAGCCTTATCTCAAAAGAGATTTACCTGGATGGGTCATACCTTTGCTTTACGCTCAAGCAAAGTTAATCAGAGCCACACATAAATTTAAAGAAGATACTTACGATGATGCGTTAGCGTACATCGTTCAATCTCATAACATGCACCAAAAAGAAGAGGAGAAAATAGATCTCCAGGAGCTTATCAATGCGGCACCATAATAACATTGTTAAGTTTCCTGGAGTTCAAAATCGTCAGGTTTTGGAGCAAGAAAAAGTAATCTTAGATGTAACAAAAACTATTTCTGCAAAAATGGAAATGGACAACTGGCATCTAATGGAAATCTACGATCATGAGCTGAGTGTCTTAACAAATTATGGAGAGGCTATTCAGTTTCCGCCAGTTATAGCTGGAAGATTAATTTCAGTACTGGCGACTAACATTAAAACTAAATCATTATTGGAGGAATTATTATAATGCGAAAAAAAAGAGAAAGCTTTTGCTCAATGAGCACAGCTTCATTTCTAAATCCAGCCACTGGTCCATTCAAACGATTGGATAATACGGCTTGGTACCTAAAGATAACAAAGCAAAAGCCTTGTTATTTTTTAAATATGAAAACTAAGTTTCAGCAGATGCCAGAAGCTTGTTTTGAAACGACAGCTAAAAATACACCAGAAATAAATTTTGAGGACATTAAAAAAGAAATCAATGAATTTGTGGAGGCGAATTATGTCAAGGCGTAGATCATCAGACGAATATTTATTTGGTGTTTTGCTTGGAGGAAACTTAAAGTTTTGCAGATTAAGCAAAGCTAAGTTTATGCCGCAGAAATGTTTAGCGGCAGCTTTAGGCGTTACTCATCAACAAATAAATAAATATGAAGCTGGAAAAAATATTCCATCGGCATATCGACTTAAACAAATGGCTGCTTTTTATAAAGTCAATGTAGATGAGTTGGTCAATCCAGGTTTTATTTACAATCAAACAAAGGAATTACATGAGAATAATTAATTTAGACGAAGCAGAAGTAAGATTTGAAAAATGCAAACCAGGATCATCTTGTAAATGGTTTGTAACAGTAGGCGTGCAAAAAGGCGATCACTACAAATTATTACTTGGAATTAAACTAAATAAAATTCCTTATTGTTGGTTTGATTTAGAAACTGAAGGAGCCGTAGGCAGCAGTTCTTTAGTCAAAGATGAAGTATTAAAAAATTCAGATCCAGGATTAGTCGATGTCAAACCAATTCATAATTAAAACAACTACTGGAGAGGCTAGCTTTGTTATGGAAGAAAAATTTAAAGCTGAAGAAGAAGGTTTTGAAAATGCAGAGCCAGTCTCTACTGAAGTTAAAAATGTAGAAATTAAAATTCAAAATATAAAATGGAAAAAAATAAATGAGTAATGTTGATTATAATTTACCAATAGATAGTAAAATACAAAGACTAAAAAGAAGATACCAAGGATTAAGTAGAGTAGCTGCTGCTATAAATGATTTATATATTTATGGAGTTTATCCTTCAAACTTTCCTAATTTAACAACAGTCCTTGAACAAGCTAAGGACCACTGCAAACAGATCATTAAAGAAACTAAGCAAGAGATTGCTTTCATAGAAAATCCAAATGGTCTTTATGATTTAGTTATGAATGAACAGCTGCCTGATGCAGATGAAAATTTTAGAGACGATAATGATAGATAGTGAAACAATAAAAAGAATACAGCAAGATATAAGCTCTTTAGAAAAAGATAATGCTATCTTAGATAAAGATGTCCAGCTCTATAAAGTTGAACTTGAGCAATTAAAAAAACAATTACATGAGATTATGAATATCGAGAAGCAACACAAAAAGATGAATGGATTGTTGCATGAAGAATTAGCAAAATTAAAAGAAGAAAATAAACTTTTGAAAGCTGAAAACGAAATCTTAAAAAGATTAAAGAAACCTAATTAATGAATA